CCATTTCCACTATTGCCTAAATTACCTGCTGAATGTATCTGTATTGCTAAATTTTTAAATGGTAGATCGTTTATGTTTATACCTTTTTGTTTTGTTGCTACTACCGAAGTCGTTATTCTATTATCAAACTCTAGTAAGTGAGTACCATCACCATTGTATTGCAAATGTAACTTATAGTTATTGTATGCTACTGGTGTTGATGCTTCGAAAAACATAGTAATGTAAGCATCATAAACCTCAGTCCAAAAACCATCAACCGCTGCCAATAGTTCAATAGGTGTAGTATGTAGGTTTTGAAGTTCTGATACTGTTAAAACTCGACTTACTAATAATGGTTGGTCAATGTTATTTATAACTACTTCGCTATCTCTTACACTTTGATAGTTGTTAGCGTTTAAATAAGTTCCATTGTTATTATTAAGTTGGTTATTGCCACCGCCTAAAACACTATTTAACCTACCATTGATTAGGTTTAAATCTGAATTAACTAGGTTAGCTTCACCCCTTACCATATTATCTTGACCGCTTACATTAATATCAGCATCTTTTGTAAAGTCGTTACCATTTGCTTTTACATCTTGAAAAAAAGTTGTATCACCGCCACCACCATTGATAGGAATTTCACCACCAATAAATGCAGGTGCAACCGCAAGTTTTAAGAATGTTAGTTTTGCAGGTTCTTCGCTGTTACTATCAAAATCAATTTCGTAAAGTCTATAATATTGCTTGTCTATAAAATAGTAGTTTCTAAATGATAGTTTGTTTACTTCATTCTCGTTTAAATGAGCGTATAAAGTAACTGTTTTACTATCTTTATTTGTAATCTCCTCTAATCCTTTTTTATGGTATTGATTATAAAGATTGTTAGTAGTATAATTAACCTTTGTTTTAGTGGTGTAGGCTAGTTCTTTTGGTTGAAAGTAGTTTACATCATAAGTTGGACTATTGAAGTTGTCTAGGTGGCCAACATAAGGGTAAGAATTAAAAAAGTGAAATGTCCCATCAGGGTCAAGTAAGCTAAAAAAGTTAGTTCCAAAACTAGCACTTAAACCGCCTGCATACAATAACCTTAACTTACTTGTTCCCTCAGTTCTTGTTCCGCTTGTGTCTCTAAAAACTATTTGCGAAAATACCATACCAACATTTTTTGAGTTAATTAATGGTGTTGGTGCAAATATTACTTTAGTTGTAAAGGTTTCATCTACAAAATCATTCACTATTCCTATCTTAGCACTTCCATAAGGTTGGGAATACTTTAAAAGGTAATCATTATTAGCAGCATCTTTATCGGCTGCCATTTCATAATTATACTCTTTGTACTTTAATTCGGCTAGTGGTTTAATTTCAATTGGTCTTGATACATCAACTTTTTGAGTTAAATCAACTATTTCATTTAAATAAAAATTCTCTCTAGGTTCAATTATTAACCGCTTATCATCTAAACTATTTGGTTCAATGTATAAGTTAAAAAGATTAATTACAGACACTAAAAAGTCAGTTTGTTTTATGTCGCTAGGCAAACAACTACTTAGCTGCATTGTTTCTCCTACTACTATTTCAGCACTTATAACTCCATTGAAATACGACCCACTTAAAAATCTTACATCACTTGTTGTTAATGGTAAAGGAATAGTAGTGACATAGTTTATATAAACAATGTCCCCAACTTCGCAATAAAATTTAGTTGTAAAATTTGTAGTTCTAGTTAATGAAATAAAGTAGTCATCAATTTGAGTTACGAATATTGTATAAATAGTACCGCCCCTATTTAGTTTTACTTCATAGTAGAAACCTATTGAAGGGTCAGCAGTAGCAATACTACTTTCAGAAATAATATTAGCACCAAAAGTATAGTTACCTTTTTTTTGCACCTCAAATTCAAATGTAGTTGTATTGTAGCCACTAGGTGAACTATCTTGAACTAAATTATTAAAAGGTATTTGAGGGTTCGCATTTGGAAACGTAATATAACTACTGTTAGTTATTCTATCGGCTTCAAATGTGTTATCGGTTACTTGTGCTTCAGTTAGTAAAACTTTATTTTGTGTTGATGGAACTACTAACTTAGTAAAATGCCCACTAGTAAAAAAGTTTGAACTGTATCTATATCCTGCGTCTTTAAAGATTGCATCAATAATTACTTTTAAAAATATTTGAGGTTTCCAATCCTTTGTATAGTACCCTCTTTGATTACTGCTTAATCCTAAATCAATCAGTCCGTAATAATAGCCAATCGCTGCACTAGGTGTCCAACTTGTAACCATATTCGCAAATGTCCAATCATGGTCAAATGCTGATAGGTCAAGTTCGTTTAATTTCTTATCTCCTAAATCTTGAAATAAGTTTGCAGTTTTTCCAATAATTATAACTTCATATTCTATTTGGTAGTCATCAACAATATTAATATTAGTTAGCTGCAAATATCCGTTAATCATTGCAATGCCATTCTTATAAAGGATTGCATCGGCTTTTAAACTTGGATTAAAGTCAGGCGCAAAATTATAAGTATTTTCGTTCTGAACTGACCTAGCTAGGTTAAAAATGTTACTAAAAATATCATTATTATTTGAAGTACCTGGCAAAGTAATTGTTTTACTAAAATCACTTTTGCGCTCTGCTATGTTTTGAATATCAATTATACTCTTATTAATTGGCAAAGGAACATTGTCGTATAAATCCAATTCATACTCAACTATGTTCGCACCTGCTATTTGATTAATTACTAATCTATTTTGGTTCATTATAATGATTGTCTATAACGTGAGTAGCTGTATTCTATTTCAAAAGTTACATTAAATAGTTTCCTATCGGTTAAATAGGTCTTTATTTCGTAATTAGAGTTTAAAATATTGATAGCTATAAAATCAGTTGGGCTACGTTCAAGATAAATAATTGGTGATGTTGCAAGTTGCTCAAGTAATGCGCTTTGTTCTTCGCTAATCCAATCGCTATTAATGGTAATTTTATCATTTATTGTTGTGTTGTAGTTTGTTTTTAGCCTATCACTTTTGTTATAGCCTATTGTCAATGGTGCTTTAAATTGTTTGCGCTCAATATCTAAATCATGTACTTTATTTTTATTGAAATTAAACACATCAAAACCGCCTAGTTTATTAAGATAATGTAGTCTTATATTCTCATATTGGCTACATGGTTCGGTATAAGTAAAGATTTTATTTGCAATTACATTGCTGTTTGTATCTGTTATCCTTACAAAGAACTCATTACCCTCATTTAATGTAATTTCATTCATTAAAGTTAATACATCTAAAGAAAATAAATATTCATTTGCTGCTAGTGGGCTAATGTCAAATACAGCTAATGGACCCGACGCGCCAGTATTATAGCCTATTTCAGCAAAATACGCTACTCTTGTTTTATCAAACCAATTTAAAATACGTTTTTGGTTTGCAAATATATTCTCTTTCGCTTGATAATTTAAAAAACCATAATTTAATACTTGTTTTGTTTCAAATATAGTTGGTGTATATTCCTCAAAATCAAAGATAGCATTAGTACCCACTTTAAAAACTGAACTACTTGGTGTTGGTGGGTCGCTTGCTAATACCCCACTTAATGTAGGTATTCCACTCGCATTATCGTAAAGTTCCCTAAACTGTAAAAAATAGTTTAACCTAGATTTAGGGTTTGCCATTGCAATAAATGAACTAGCGTCAAAATCATAACTAACATAGTTCTTAACTACATTACCAACATCAAATGTCAGTTGACTACTACTTGGTTGTGCAGGATATTTTAAACGTGCTAGTGGGTTATTAGTTCCGTTAGTTTCATTTATATCAACAATAAAATTAAAATTTGGCTCTGCCGTATTGTTTGAACTGACTGTATATGGTATCTGATTATAAGCAGCCATGAACTGGTCAGGACTTGATAATATTGTAATTGCCATTATTTAATTATTGATAGTTTAATTTTTGTTCCTATTTCTTTACTCAATGCCCGGTTTAATACCTTTAATCTTTTTTGACCGACTGCAGGTTCAACATAGTTCATCGGTTTAATACCTCCAATCTTTGTAGCTACTGCCATTTGCATTGCTTCCTTATTAATTATGTCGGCTTGCTTTTTTTTATTCTTGCGTATTAAAGATTGTTTTTTTAAACCTCTACTGCCAGTTCGTGCGATATACTCTTTAAAACTAGCTAACATGTCCTTTGATACTCCTAAGTTTTTAAAACTGTATTCGCTTCGTGGTGCTTTGTTTTTATTAAAAACCCCTTTTACCCCTTGATTTACAAAGTCCCAATATTCTTGCATTGTTACTATTTGTATTCCATTCGCAATAGGCTTAGGTACTAAATCGGCTGCTAGTGTACTCGCTTGTCTTGTCCTTGCTTTGCTAGTTATAATCTTTCGCATTATGCCTATTGAAGTATTAGCCCAATCTAAATAAATCTTATCTATACCGCTAGTTAATTCAGTTTGAAAGTTATCAACTGAACTACCATACTTACTACCTATGTCCTTTGCGCTGCTTGCCATTTTAATTTATCATCTTCGCTTTTGTCCTTATAGAAAACTAGCGTGTTTAAAAATTCAATTATATTCATATCCTCATAATAGCTCCACTTACTGCGGTCGTTATTTGCTAGGTTATTTATTGCGACAATCCAACCCCATTTACTTTCAAAAGTTTGTCCACTATTGGTTGTGTTTTCTTCAGTTGGTTCATAGCTTCCAATTCCAAATAAGTTAGGATATTGGCGGCTAATTCCTTGGAGTACTTGCAAAAAAAAAGCATGATAGGATATGCAACATCAATTTTTAAATGATTATAAAACAAATCTGCAACCTCTTTATGATTTGCACCATCGTATTTTTTAACCTTACCATACCAATTTTTTTCAATACAAATAGCTGCTAAAATATTGTGAATGTTTGCCACTATGTTTTTTTCATCTTTACAGAATGAAGTCGCATCAATGTATTGCGCTGCTGTTAGTTTTTGAGTTTGCCAAACACATTTAAACCGCCTGCCATTAACTTTAAAACTCATTTTAACCTTTGCATTAGGGTTAAGTAACTCGAATTTATTAAAGTCTTTTAAAGCGTTGGTTAGTTTTTCAATTGGCAAACTTTCAATCTCATCAAATGTTTTACCACTCAACTCAGCTAATAATTTAATGTTCCTATTCAGTATATCAGGCTCTAAATCTGCAATTGTTTTGCATTTTAAGAATTGACCAATAGTTATTTTATTATACTTCATTCTATTTTAAATATAAATTTATTACTTTTTTGCTAAACTTTCATAGTTGCATACTTACCACTAGGTCGGTTATTTAATTTGTTTAATGCGAAATATCGCATTGCATCTATTGCGTGATTACTGTGGTCAATCGGGCTGCCAGTTAGTTTACCATCTCTATCAGTTGCCCAAACGTATGAGCGCAATTCTTTAATTAAATTAATTGAACTTTGGGTTACATAAAAAGGCTCACGCTTTAAAATGTCAATTCCTATCTTGATGCTATCAGCACCTTTTTTTGCAGGTGTAATTAAAAAACCTTGTCTCCTTAACTCCTCGATTGATTTAGGTTCAGCACTATCAGCTACTATCTCATGAGGTCGGTTTATGTTTTCTGACTTCATAAAATTTCCGATGTCAATGTTAGTCATGTTAGTACGGTATAACACCTCATCAAAATATAATTGATTGTTTGTTTTATAAACTGCTATTAAGGTTGTGGGGTCATTCGTAAATCCAAAATCCATTCCGTAACCTAGCAACTTTGCATCACTTGGAATAGTTGGTACTTGCTGCCAATTATCGAACACTACACCTTGTAAACTTCCAATCTGACCTAATCCGTAAACTTTCCACCAATTCGCCCAATAGCTACTTGATTGTGCTTTTTGTTCTGCTTGCTCAATATCGTGTATAATTGTTTGTGGTAGCGCTTCATTGTCTTTGTAGGTCAAAATTATGTGTTCGCTGTCATTGTCTTTTAAAACTTCGGTATGCGCCCAAAATTCAGCAGTTGGATTAAAATCTAACCATATTTCTCCACTTGTTCTAATTGCCAATTGATGATAGGCTTCAAAACTAATATTGTTGGCTTCATTTATGTAAAGTATGTTTCTTCTTGCACCTCTTAACTTACTTTCCATTTCGGCACTAAAAAACTCAATGTACGATCCATTGGCAAACCTATAAGTTAATAACGTTCTATTCCAATTTGCATCAACAAAACGCCCAGTCCACTCCATAACTTTTAGAAAGTCTTTTATTGCGCCACGCCTTAAATGTGGTATTGTTTCACTTACTACCGATATTTCAAGGTATGGTGTTTTAGCTGCTCTATCAATTAAAATAGGAAGAATACCAAATGTCTTACCTGCTGATTAGTTCCCCCTTGCAATTTCTCACAAGGGGCAATTAGGAAGTACCGCCTTGGATGATTTTCTTCCTAGCGGCTAACTTCAATAATTTATTTATAGCTGTTGTTCTCTTAAACATATTCCCATTTATAACCTTTGTGTTGTGTAACTAAATATTTGCCATTTCTTTTTTTATTTAAACACATTGAAACTTGAGGTTTATTAAATCCATTGTCACCAATTTCAAATAAACTATTCCATTCTTTAATAAAATTCCCATTTAAATCATATTGATTTATTTTCCTTTTATTTGAATATCTTGCATTTTGCTTATTAGTAATCCATTCTAAATTACTTAACACATTATTAAATGTATTTTCATCTATATGATTTACTTGAGAAAAATTTAATGGATTATTTAAAAAGTGTATTGCAACTATTCTATGTGTTAAATTAAAAGTACGTTTACCATTATTATGAATTATCCCATGTACTTTATACCTTGGCTTTCCATTCCTATACCCAGTAAAAGAACCTTTTAAATTTTTTGTAGTTCCTATTTTACGAATATTGCCAAAATCACTTACTTCATATAAGTTGGCAAAAGTTATTTGTTTCCAATTTTCCATGCTCAAATATAAACTATTTAAGGCACATCAGGAAACAACATTTGCTCTTTGTGTACAACTTCTGATTTATCGGTTAATCCGTTTAATCGTTGGGTTATGCTAGGATTGTATTGGCCAACCATACCGCCCTCAATTTGGTCTTGGCGAATTAAATCTCTTATGTGCGTACAGATAGTAGCATATTCGCTATATCTATTGTCTTTATTGTCAAAATAATCTTTTATACATCCTTGATTTTTAAAGCAAAATACTCTAAAACCCTCCATTGTTAATGGCCTTTCTAATTTTTCATTCTCACTATTACCATCCTTACCTACAAAAACGTGTCTTTTTCTTGGGTTATCTTTAACATCTGATTTATATTGCTCAAATAAGTTGTACAACTCTTCAGGTGTTTCAATGTATTTATGCTTACTCATATTTAAAAGTGTGTTTAATTCTTTGTTTACCTTGCAAGTTAAAAATAATCAATCCATTTTCAACTATGTTTAATTTTACTATACTTTGATTGCTATTTGATACAACTTCAATTCTTATTGAGTCGCCTTTTGCCAATATTCTAGCAAACTGATAGTCATTATTCATACTTGAGTTAATTTCACTATCGTTTACAATTGTGTTGTTAGCATCTCGACTGTAAGTATTAAAGATAAATTGTTTTGTTTCAATTGGTGTAATTGTTTTAAAACTGTTTTGTGTTTCTTCCTTTGTGCAACTAGCTAAAATTAGCATTGCAATTATTATTTTTTTCATATTTTTACAAATT